CAGGGAGGAAAAAGTCAATCCGAAACTGACCGCCTATCAAGTGGAGCTGGCACAGGTGGAGGCAGAAATTGAAAAGCTGCTGGATACGCTGACCGGAGCCAATGCGACCTTGCTTGCCTACGCTAACAAAAAAATTGAAGAACTGGACACCCGACGCCAGACCATTTCAAAGGCAATCGCCGAATTGAGTGTTGAAACCATATCGCCCCAGCAGATAAAGAAGTTATCCTATTATCTCGACAACTGGGACAGCATAGATTTTGACGACAAAAGAAAAGCCGCCGATGGTTTGATCTCTACGATCAAGGCCACCAGCGACCGTGTTCAGATAGAGTGGAAAATCTGACATTTCCGCTCTATCGCCCCTCATTTCTATTTTATCTTGTTTGTACCCCTTGTACACCGATGTTTTCCTCCTTACATAATGAAGCCGACTGTGCCGGCAGCGGTATCGACCTTGATGACAAGGTACTGTGCTCCGCCGGTGGTTACGGCTTTGACCTTGCCTGCCGCAGCGTCCGCAGCGAGGGTAGCGTAGCCGACCGTGGGAGCCGTGCCGCTGTAGCCAAGCTCGACATAGCCTGCGGTCTTTACCTCGGCAAAGGCATCGCCGGACGCGATGCAAACGCCCATAAAGCGGTCGCCTGCGTCGCAGGCCTTTACGGTGCTGTTTGCGCTCATCTTCACAAGCGCGCCCTTTGTTACGCCGCTTGCCTTGTTGAAGGAGAGCACCTGCTCTCCAACGCCTTCAAAACTAACTTTCATTTTTGTCCTCCTGATCTCAGATCAAATGATGTATTCTTCACCGGAAAATGCGGTGACTTCGCCCCTGCCCGGAAGCTGGGTCACGGGCGGATAGAGCTTCGCCGATGCTTCCTCAAAAGCGTCCTTGAGCTTAATAAGCTCCGGCTCTTCCATCAGCTGCACGCTTTTTTCGAGCGCCGGGTGCATTTTTTCATCGCACACGAGGCACAGCCGAAGCACCTCGGCTCTGAGCGAATCGAGATACTTTCTGCCGAGCTGCGCGGACTTTTCCAGCGCCTCGAACTCGGCGGCATAGCCGCGCCCGGCTTCGCTTTCGATGAAGCTTTTTATAACGCCCGCGCTTCTCTGCGCCGGAACGGCAACAAAGCTCCATTCGTATGCGTCAACCGCGCCCGTGAGCACGGCGCAGCACCTTTTATCGCCGTAGACCTTGCCCTTTTCGTGGCTGCATGTTCCGATCTCGGCGCCGCAGATGCTGCATATGCTCTGCGCCACCGAGCAGCCCACGCTCGTTTCGCGCTTTATGCCGCCTTCGATCTGGGCGATAAGCTCGGCGTTTGCCTCGGTGCGCAGCATGTAGGCAAAGCCCTTGAGATAGACATACGCTTCGCCGCACGAGGTGGTTTTGCCCTTTTCGGTAACAAGCTCCGTTCTGTAAATTCGCGCGACCTGGTTTTCGCTGCGCCAGTCATGGTCGCAGATGCCCGTCGCGCCGACGAAAAGCTCGCTAAGCTCGCGGAGCGTCGATACCGAAAAGCGCTCAAAGTCGCGATCTACCTCGTTATCGCACAGCAGCACCTGAAAGGCATACACCTCGTCGGCTGTAAGCTGTGCCTTGGCAAAGGCGTTTATCGCCTGCAGCTCCTGCTCGGTGCACACGCTGCCCGACGCCGAGCCGTCCTTAATGATCTTCATTGCTTTTTCCTTCCTCCCAATAGATCTTGTCTCTCTGCGCAAGGTAAAGCGCAGCCTTGGCCTCCTCGACCTCGTCCTGGAGATTGATCGTCTCCCACTCGACGGTGAGCGTCGTCGCGTAGCCGTGCATGTTCAGCCACATGCGGCAGATCTTCTCGATAACGGGCGTCACCGTTCTGCGAATGGCGTTAAGCTCGCTTGTCATGAGGTCTGCCTGCTGCGCGCTCATGCGCTCTGTCGTTGACCAGTTAAGGCCGAGCAAAAACGGCGGTATGCCGGTTCGCGCGATAAGCTGCTCGAGTATCTGCCGCACGGGCACCTCGCTGTCGAGGATCTGGTTATCCGCGCCGATGACCTTGATATCAACGTCGCCCACGGCGACGAAATCGCGCACAGAGCCTGATTTTCCGCTCTGCATGGCCTCCGACCACTGCGAGGCTATCTGCTGAGCGCGCTCCTGAGCCGAGAACCTGTCGAGCGCGTCGCCCTGCGGCTTATAAACGACCGCAAACCGAACGTTTCCGGCGCGCTCCCAGTTAATGCCCAGCGACTGATATATCTTCAGCAGTATTCCGCACAGAAACGGCATGCTGCGCAGCATCGAAACGCCGTAGGGCGAGTCGGCCTCGGGATTAAACGGCGTAAACAGCAGAAGATTCTGATACCGAAACGGCGTCACGCAGCCGGTGTCGGACACGCCGCACAGCTCGAAGTCAAGCGGAGTTTTGCCCTCACGGATCTGCACGTCGGCAACGTTTCCGCAGAGCACGGCGGCAATGTCGCGGTTGCCGTTTGCGACGATCTCGCCCACGGCGCGGCCGCAGGTTATCATCGAGTCAAGATACTGGGCAAGAAAACTCTCAAGCCCCGTCTGCCCTCTGCCCACCGGCACCGTTCGGATAAATTCCGCAAGCGCCTTCTGAGCATTTTTATCCGCGCAGCTGACCTCGAAGCCGCCGGTGAGCCTTACGATCTTCATGATCGCCGCGTCCACCACCGGCACCGCCTCGCGGATCATGCGGTAAAGCCTTGTTTCCGCGCTGCCGAGCGGCACATAGCTGTCTATGAGACTAAACGGATGCGTCTGCGTGCTGCGGAGCTGCACCCTCGGCGGAGCGGCCTTTTGTTTTGAAAACAGTTTCATATTCCTACCTTTCCACCCACGCAGCGCCCAAGCTCTGCGTAAGTTTTGAAATGCCTGCGGCAAAATAGCGGATATCGTCCATCGCGTGGTCGTTCTGCTTCAGCGGCGCTTCCTTTCCGGCGCGCTCATCCCAGCGATACTGGTAAAACTCGCGCACCGTGTCGTTGCAGCCGCGGCAGATGCGGATGCGTCCGCTTTTGAGCAGCGAGGCCGTGAGCCGTATGCCGCGCAGAAAATCATTTTCCGCCTTCTCGACGCGAAAGCCCGCTCTTGAGAGCGCCTCGATAAAGCTTGCGGCCGAGGGATCGACGATGACTCTGTGCGGAACGGCTTCGCCGCAAAGCTCTGCGAGCGCCGCGACGTACTCCTCATCGGTTTTCTGCCTGCCTGTTTTCCGCCCGTCGTAGTAATACTCGCGCAGGCGGTACCACGTCTGGCCGCACCTGCCCCACAGCCCGAAGGAGCTTGGATTTTTCGTGCCGTAGTCGCAGGATACGATGTATTCGCAGCAGCTCTCCGGCGCGTCGCACAGCATGTCCTCACTGAAGAAGTCATACACTCTGCCCTCCGGCAGCACCCACTGGCCGAGGATGAACCGCCTGTAAAAATCGCCGCTGTACATTCGCTTATAGCGGTCGATTATCTTTTTCGACAGCGAGGGGTTATCCTCAAGCGTAAAGTGGATATACAGCGCGCGCCGCCGGTCGGCCTGACGTATCCATTCGCGGTAAAACCAGTGCTGCGGACTTTCGGGGTTGCAGTTGAACCATATCTTGCTCCCCGTCACCGAGCATCGGGCGCAGGCCTGCTCGACAAACGAGCGCGGCATCAAAACCACCTCGTCGAGCAGCGCTCCCGCAAGCGTCACGCCCTGGATAAGCGAGCCGGAGCTTTCATCCTTGCCTCCGAAGAGATAAAAACGGTTTTCCCGGCCGAGGTAGCTTATCTCGACGATCCCCTTTGAAACGAGATCGCGCACCGCAAAGCCGATATCGCGCAGCACCGGCAGCAGCGGCTCTATCATATTTCGCCTTATGCTGCTTTTTGCCTTGCCGCATATGCCGAAGCTTTGTCCGTCAAACCGGCGCATGGCCCAGCAGACAAAGGATATGCCCATGCACAGGGTCTTGCCCGAGCGCACCGCGCCGTCGCAGATCACGGCGTCGAGATCTCGGTAAGGGGATGCGTCGCTCCACCACGACAAAGCCTTCAGCTGGGTCGGCGAGAAAAAGTCAAACGTCAT